TACCTCTGATTAGAGTCCACAGTCTCTATATCAGGCATGTGCAGGTTTACCAGACTCTTGGGAGGGTTGGCAGGAAGACTAATCTCCCTACCATTACTTACCCTTAGACTATGTCCGACCTTAGTTAATTCTATAGTCACTTTCTTTTCTCCTTTTTACAAATCATTCCGAGTTGCTAGACAGTGATTGCAGCATCATAAATGTCCCAGATTCGGCCTACTGAGAATGTGCTACCCCAGAGCATAGCTCCGTAGGTAACCATCCTCATGCCCTCGGCATCGTATTCTTCCAGGTTCGGGAACAGGACTAGCTTGTATAGGTCTCCAGCACCCTCAGTTCCACCGTAGGCAAATGTGATACCAGGCTGTCTAGCCATCACGTTGCCATACTTGAGGAAGAAGATACTGTAGTTCTTAGTGCCAGAAGTGTACTTAGCTCTGATATTAGCACTTGCACCTGTTCCAGAATCGGCCTGCTCTGCCACTAGATAGTCAGTCCGCACAATAGGTATGCCATTCCAGAAGGCTACTCTCTTGCCCAGTTCATTCCAGCCAAAACTGACTAGACCAAGAGAGCTTGCAGTTGCATTTGCTAGACCTACAAAGCCTTTCTCCTGATAGGCTGCATCGAACCAGCGCATGATTTCAAAGGGCATCCAGATTTCATCCCAACCTGCCTTGCCTGCATCTTCCAGTACTCGCATGTTGGCGAGACTAAGGCCTGCATTGGCCTGGTCTATGTTGAGATTCTCATGCCCAGTGCCAGTTCCAGGAGTTGCGCCGTGTTCTGCTGCGATTGCATGGAGTCCATCCCAGTCCACATTGCCTGTAGAGTAGGTTAAGTCTCCATATATCATCTTGTCGCCAATCTTGCGCTTGAGACCTTTCTCCATCTCAAGCATTACCTGTGCTCGGTAGTTGTTGATGTTGCCATAGATGTCACGCACAAACTGGTCGAGTTTACGCTGGATGTAGAGTCGCTTGAGTTACTTATCGACGTCTGTGTAGGTGACATCTTCAGACCAACTCAGTTGCTCACCGATGTCTACTGCTGAGACAGAACTCTCATTGCCAGTTGCTTCCATGACGAACTTTATGCTCTTGCCTGCATTGGCAGCCTGGGCAACTGGGATTCTATCAACAGGATTCCCACGTTTGATGTCTATCTCGATAACGCCAGGAATCAGAGTAGACTGAGTGAGTTTCTGAGCCTCTGCTAATGTACTCCAATGACCTCCACTTTCGGCCATAGTTCCTCCTTACTGTTTTGGTGTATTAGGGGTGCCTCTTTGAGCCTTCTCCAGATTACGAATTGCACGGTCAGTGTCAGAATGTACTGTTGGTGCACCTGAGACTCCACCTGCTGCATACTGCCCACCACCAGTATTAGATTTGACTACCTTGAGAGCCTTCTCAAACATCTCTAGCTCCTGCATACCATAGGTTTTGATAGTATCCTCAGGTACAGAGTACTCCTTGGCTATCAGTGACCTACGATACTGGAGAGCAAGAGCAGTTGCACTGTCAGAAGCCTTCTTGACTTCTTCTAGTGAACTCTTGAGTGTCTCCATCTCCTTGACCGCATCTGCACTTCTCTTCTGGTTCTCCTCCAAAGTCTGTACTTTGGCCTCTGCTTGCAATCGGAGAGAGTGAGCCTCAGCCATCTGTGCTCGGACTTCCTCCAGTTGCTTTTGCAGCCCTCCCTTGGCCTTTACCACATCCGACTCAGGCACTAACTTTTCAGTTGGTGCAGGTTGAGCAGGTTCACTGATAGAGGCTGCAGGAGTCTGAGATTTATCCTCTGTCATTTCCCCTCCTTATTGTGTGTCTATAGTATAGCATATCTGGGTTGGGTTGTCAAGCCAATATAATAAATGGTGCTATTTATTGATTATATCACTACTGTCTTAGGAGCAAAACACTCCTGTGCCTATAAGACCTTCAGGTGCAAATTCACTCCTGTGCTCACAAGACCTGTTATCTCAGTATATTAGTCATGCTATCTCAGTATGCTAGTTCTGTCCTTCTCCCAATTATCTACCATTAGTTTGGCAGTAGCAGTTTTGGGCTGGTCTATGTAACCAAAGACGTAGAGCCAGAAGTCTAGAGTAGGTGAGGCTACTCGCATTCTGCGTCTGGCCTCAGTCTTAGCAGACTCAAAAGCAGAGATAAGTTTGTTGCCAGTTCGAGGGTCAATCTCTTCTCTAATCTCAGCTTTGCGCTCACGAGTTGCTAGTGGAGAGTAGTACTCATCTATCAGTGCTAGACTCTCGGCATCATAAGTTGCAGCAACTATCCTGTTGATGGCAAGGTAACCTGCTACATACTTCTGCATTATCTCATCCCTCTTAGTTATAAGAGGAGTATCATACTTGTTGATGAAGTTGAGGAAGTCTGACTTGTACTCAGGAGGAGCAGCATCTATGATTGCTTTCCGCTTGAGAGTAAATGTAAGATAGTCAGGCTCCATCACATTAGTCTCAGGATTCAACTTGTCTTCTACTTCTACAGAGAAGTACAAGTCCATGAGTTCATCAGATGGACTGCGAGGAGGAGTTGCCCATCCTAATTTCTTTGCTAAGTCTACCTGACCCTGCCAAGTTAGCAAAAGTTGAAAGTCTGCACTATTGAATCTCTCATCATAAGTTGTCAGGTCATCTACTGACTTGGTGTAGTCTGCCCAGTTAGTTCTGTACTCATCCCAGAATGACTTAGTGTCTAGAGGTTTAGTAGTAGATTCAGGATGGAAGAATCTATTCTCTATATCCTGCTCGTTGGATAGTCGCTGAGTTTGTCTAACTCTAACCTCATCCCAGTACTGGTCTATGTTAGTCATGATGTCTTGAGTAGCAGATGGTTGCAGCATCCTGCTTCTTCCTCTCATTATCTTCTGCTGCCACAACTCATCCAGAGCCAGTCTGACCTCTAGCGGAGTCCCACCCATTACATCACTAGGTCTAACATTGTGCAGTTCCATGTCTCTGAGTTGTTGAGGAGTAAAGCCATAACTGATATAGATTTTATCTATGGCATCAAAGTACTTGTTGGACTCCTCAGGTCTGTAGCGCAGGAAGGAGAACTGGCTACGAATCATAGATAGGATTGCAGTTTCGTTTTCTGCACTATCCCAAAGTTCCTGTTCTTCAGGTTCTAGTTTAACTTTCTGCTGTATCTTCTCCCAGATGTCTGCTCCACTGACTCCACCTGCCAATGTGCCTCCTGATAATAGTTGTTTCTCAGTAACTATCTGTGCTTTGTAATAGTCACGGAAGTTGTCGTGGAAGACTGAGTCCTGGAGGAACTGTGCTAAGTCAGTTACACCAGGAACTTGGCTGGCTATTAGTGCATTGAGTCCAAACCTGTGATAGCCAGGTAGTAATGCACCTAGCTCAGGAGGTTTGCCTGAGAGGACAGTAGACATATAAGCCATAGACATGATTGCAGGATTGGGGAAGTAGGCCAGACGCTGTAGACTATCCATTAGTTCGCCAGCAGGGCCAAGTTTATCATAGTAGGACGGATAATCTCTCCTTGCTAGTCCCATTAGTGGGCCTGCTACTGTACCTGCTAGAGGGTTGAGAGAGAATGGAGTTACACCTAAGTTGACTCCACCATAGTCTGACTCAGTGTAGTATCTATCCCAGGCTGTGACTGTACCTGGATGCGTGAGGGCTGTTCGACCTAACCACCACCAACGGTAGTTCTCATAGGCGGCATAGGGGAAGATGAGTTTCATAAATCTAGTTATGATAGACTGGTTGGAGTAGTTGGCAAACATTCTGTAGTAGGTTCTGTTAGCAGCATCCATAGCTTCCTGTCTAACAGTATTCCAGTTCTTAACAGCCTCACCCTTGAACACAGTCTTTGCGCTGCTCTGGACTTCATCAAAGTAACCATGCAATGCTGCCTCTTGCTGCTTAGTCATACCTCTTGTCAGCTTGAGACTAACCAACTCTTTCTCTGCTGCCTCAGCACTGAGCCTGAACTTTGCAATCATAGCATCCTCACCAGGCAGTACACTCATAGTCTCTAATATGTGGTCGTAGACTTTGCTGAGTTTCTCCTCAGTAATACCTTGGAACAGTTCAGGGTGAGCATCTGCTGACCGCTTAACCAGTTGGATGAAGTGAGGTTTGTCCTGCATGACTAGCATGTCTGCTACACCTCTATACATATCCTCAACTTCACACCCCATAATCTGTGCAATGTCTTCTGGAGTGAGTGACCTGCCAGTTGCCTGCACAGGGTTGAGTTTTGGTTCAGGCATCTGCATAACATCTCTGGCGAATCTCATCTTAGATAAGTAGGACTCACTGCCCAACATTGCACTAGTGTCTCTGAACCTTGCCAGTTCGCCAGACTCGCTGAGATGAAACTCATTCCAAGCGTGCTCTAGGTCATCACCTGTCAAGTGCTCTGACCTGATTCTTGACCATAACTCACTAACTCGCTTGTAGTGAGACTTGAGGAAGTCTGTGAATAGTATGGCTTGTCTACCAGTACCAGACAGTATGCTCTCAGCAGATAGTTGCTGTGCTGGAGTCAGTACTCCCACACTGCTCCTCAGGTGACCTTCCAATATATCATAGTTCTTCCTGATTCTGTCTGCAGAAGTCTCTACTGTCTCAATACCATCACGCCAAATCTTGTGCACTTTATTGAACTGCTTCTCCATCTTGGCTGCAGTTGCTTCGCCAGAGATGTCTTTGATAAGTTTCTCTAAGTTGTTGAGTCCAACCTGTATCATGTCGTCAGTCATAGCTAAGTGGTTGGCGAATTTGGCAGGAGTGTCAACTGCGTCAGAGACTATGCGCTGAGTGAGGAAGTCAAAGCGGTCTGCCATAGACCAGTTAGCAAGACGGTAGTCATGGATGTTTTGGTTGGTAACATCTCTTATAACACTTCTAATAGAGTGACCATTAGTAGGTTTCTTTGGGAGGAATCGTTCAAAGAAGTTGGGAGAACTCGCTAGGAGTGTTTTTTCTCCTGCATAGTATCTACCAAATTCTTTAGCCAGTAACTCATTAAGGTATGTGAACCTTGCATAGAATGCTCTCTCATTTTTCTCAGTAAAAACTTTAATTCCTGCTAACCACTCCTTCATAGCAGGAGCCTCAACATCCCACATAATAGTAGAACCTTTCACTGAGAGACTGTTCAGAAGAAGCATATCACTCTTCTGTACTGCATCCTCAACAAAACTGGATATGAGACTATAGTCTCCTTTTACCCACCTATCTTGTATGTAACTATGGAGAATCTCATGGTACAGAGTCTCTTCTATTCTCCTACCTTTTTCTACCAACAACTTCTTAGCCTCTACAGTACTGAAGAATTTGGGACTCAGCATCAAAGACTTTTCACTTGGCCTCCACACACCCAACCAACCCTTTTCGATAAGTTCAGGGTCTATCACTATGTTCCTAATATCAGTCTGTATTGCCACTGGTAGGTCATTCACCATCTTAGTTATCGTCTCTCTAGTTTTCCAATCAATATCCATAGGTAGACCTACCTCTGGCATTCTCAAGTCCTTCCAGTTCATCCTATCCCAGTCTACCATATAATTTATAACTTCATCTCTAAGTACTCCGCCTTCTTCTACTCTACTAATTGCCAACATCTTAGCACTATAGCTCCAGTCAGTACTGTTCTTGCTAAGTATCTGCATCTGTGCTTTCTTAGTCATGTTACTAACATTGAACTTATCTTTGAGTATCTGGGCAATGTTCTCAGGATGGTCTGCGTTGTTGAGCACTACAATCATTGTATCAGACTCTACATCTCTAGCTGTTATTCCAGTAACTTTAGGCATCTTAGGTGCTCTACCATCTATGACTTTCTTGAGCGCATCTCGAGCACCTGTTTGTAGTTGGTCTAGTCTAGCAGCTAGTTCTCGCATGTAGAGTTGAGTAACTGAGCTAACTCTGCTCATAGTGCCAACATAGTCCTGCACATCTAGTAGTCCACGACCAAACCACTCAGGAAATGTACTACCTGCCAACCATGATGGCATATCTTTGCCTGCTATCTCATATGGGAACTTACCAGGTAGGATGTGTACTGTACCTATGTCATGTCTGCCCAACAGTCCACTCACACCACCTGCAAGATTCTTCCTCTCCAAGTAAGATTTCATCAGTAGAGGGTCAATCCTGAGGCCTTGGATAATCTGCCCAAAAGTATCCCACTTGCCCAGTCCAGGCTTGAGACCTTCTAGTCCCATCACTGCAAAAGGCTCTGCTATGTTGCCAAGAGTTACATCTGCTCTGGCTAGATATGCTGTGACTAGTGGTCTGTTGAACATTCTCTCCAACTTCACTCGCCACTTAGCCTTCTCTAGCACATCTACCATGTTGACTAGGGCAGCAGTTATACCTGACTGTTGCTTAGTCAGGATATACATAGACTTCTCAGTCGCCCTCCAGATAGAAGTCTGCTGTGCTACTGCTGCGCTAAAGACTTTCATTGTACCACTGTAGCCGTTTGCTGCTTCTTTCTTAGCTAGAGTCTCTAGTGCACTAATCCGCTTAGTAGTTACATCACCTACCCAATCAGTTATCCACTCCTTCATTGCAGTTAGAGTCTTCTTGTCAGGCATGAGACCTAAGTGAGCAATCATAGCCTTTGCACCATCATCTACGCTGGCTAGTCTCTTGACCATCAGTTGCATAGTATCATTGACTGACTCTACTACATTGTCAGTTAAGTCTTCTGCATTGATAGACTTGCCAAACTTCTTACCTAGTGCTGCAATCTTGTCAGGTTCTAGTGGAGTAGCCTCTGCAAAGAACCTACCCATGTCTACTGCCAAGTTACCAGTCTTATTAGGATTCTTGACAAAGGCATCTATAGCAGTCTTGATGTTACCCACAAACTTCACAGAACCAATCTTCTCCATAACACCAGAGGTAGCAGTCTGGTGAGCAAACATTACCTGTCCAAAACTCCTCACATGCTGCTCACTAGCCATCCTGAGAGTTGTACCAAATTGGGCTATCTTACCTGATGCCCAGTCGAAGGGTGCATTACCTACCTTCCACAACGCCTCGTTGAACTTCAATGTAGCTTGACCAAAGGAGTTGAATCCAACTTTCTTGAGTGCTTTACCAGGTATACTGAGTCCTAACCCAGGAATGTAGGTGAGAGGGTCAGTGACTAGTTCAACTGCGAACTTGGCGAAGAAGTTGGCGTATGGATTCTGGAAGGCTTCCCACTCAGCCCATGCAGTACCCATGCTGTCCCACCAGTTGCCACCCTTAGACTTAGCATCTGCATAGGCCTGCTCAACACCTTGAGTACCTGGAATGAGCCTTTGCACATTGAGTGCTGCTAGTCCTGCTAGAGGATAGCTAACATGAGTGAGGTAAGGTTTCATAGCATCTGACAGTTGAGTCATTGGCTGAGATATAGCATACATCAGTTGGTCTTTGAGTCCTAACTGTGGCATCTCCCACTGCGTAGAACCATCTATAACTGCCTGCAAGTCTGACTCCTGTTTACTAACTGCATCTATGAATGGTTGTATCTTAGCCTTCCAAGCCTCCACTGTTAACTCTACATCTGGAGGTATGCCCATGTTAGCCATAAGAGAAAGTTTATCCTCTGCTGAGATACCAGTAGTATCCTCCGCTGCTGTAGGAGCACCAGTAGTTAGTGACTTTATAATTTCCTCCACTGTAATCACATGGGGGAGTTGAGGAGTTACCTTGATTGCACTAGTAGCAGCAGTAAGGAACTCAGTAAGACTCTCCTCGGCAGTAGTTGGAGCAGCTTTGTGGAGAAGTATACTAATGGCAGTGTTGGCCTCAGACAAATCCGCAGCAGTTAAGTACTTCTGAGTGTTAGTGTATTTCATCAGTGAGATGTAATCATCTACAGTCTTGACCTCACCAGTGTTCACCCAGGAGTCTATGAGTTGATAGAATGTAGTGAAGAAACTACTACGTTGTATGTTAGTGCCAGCAACAGTGACCTGCTGGTTGAGTTGCTCATATGGCACAGCAGGCTTCTTCTGCTCACCAAGTTTACCTGTAAGAGCAGCACCAAAGGTCTGCACAAACTCTGCCCCCAGTGATAGTTTGGGCTGTGGTTGATTCTCTGGCCTATTCATCTCCTCCTGGTGAATCCTTACAGACTCCTGCCATTTGATGTTCTCATACTGCCACTTCTCTATTTGAGAAGCAAATGTGCCAGTAGGTTTGACTATCTGAGACTCATACCTACCAACAGGAGTAGTCACACTCATACCAAATGGGAGAGTTAGTTTGTTAGGTATACTCTTCCACCAGTTCTCAGGCCAAGACTCAGGCTTAGTCCAGTCTATTGTTGGTGTCTTTGTTGGTATTGGCATATTGCCTCCTATCGCTGTACGATTCGATTTTAGCCCAAACCAGTTGAAGCTATTGAACGTAATACTGGCATGGGAACACACGTTTTCGCCCCCAAAGCCAACCACGTCAGCCATGTGGTCACATGTGGCATTGTGGTCGCTGTGGTGACATTACAGCTATCCAATGTTAGCTTCGCCATCAAATCGCTCCCTGTTGCTGAGTTTGGGCAGGCTGAGGTTGCTGTGCCTGCTCCTGTTGTGGTGGAGTAAGTGTACTCTCCACCATATCTGCTGCTTTAGTGAACAGTGCAGCACCCTCAGTGTCCTTATACAACTCCAGTATTCTAGACTGCTCCCTGAGTGCTTGTATGAGTGCTATCTGAGCGTAGACAGGATTAGCTTCTGCATCCTCAGCCCTCACTTGAGCAATGTCCTTGATTGGATTCTTGACCTCAGGGAAGAGTTCATCGTAGACTCTGAGTATTGGCAGTCTGAAGTTGGGATTGAGCATCCTGGCTACAGTTGCTCTGTTAGCCATGTCGCCAGGGACTCTAACTTCATAATCAGCAGTTATACGGTAGTTGTCAGGAATCTCCTTAGGCCACTTGAATGTGTAAGGTGCATGGTTGTTGTCTTTCATCTGCTGCACCCAGAAGTTGTCAATGTCGGAGAGACAGTTGATAATTCCTTCGTGGTAGGCACTTGCCATCATTGCTGTGAGGCTGGAGACTTGAGACATCATAAAGGAAGTCATCTGCTGTGCTACTGCGCCAAACATTGCAGCACTAGGACCACCTCTGTCCTTCATAGCTTCCATGTCGAGTAGTGCACCACGTAGCTCCAGAGGGATAATAGGAGGAGAGACATAGCCCACTTTGTCCTCAGGACTACCTCTCCAGATGACTCCACGCTTAGTCATGTCTTCTTTCTTGATTATAGGGCTAGTGCTTCTGCTCTGCTCAAAGATTTTAGGTTGAGCAGTATCACGAAGGATTTGCATCTGGAAAGTCCACCACTTATTCCAGTAGCGATAGATTTTGGAGTTAGTGGCGATTGAGGGCTGGCCTATCTCAGCAGACCAGTTGTCACTCATGTAACCAGTGTCAGGTAGGCCACCAGTAGGAGAGACAAAGATAGGTATGCGCCTCATCCTAGACTCCAATGTGGGAGGTTTGGCAACAGTTGTTCCTAAGACTACTGCATTGTAGACATTCCAACCACCATCAGTGCGAGGAGAGTCTAGCCACCAGTAGTCGTAGAGTTTCTGGTTGCCTCTTATATCTGCTGCTTTCCAGTTGTTCCTGAGTAGCATACGTTTGGCAGAAGACTCAGATAGAGTGTCTATGTGAGCACACTCTACTAGGTCATCGTCAAAGTAAGGGTAGACAGTAGAGGGATTCCAGATTTCAGCCATACACCTGCTACCGTCAGGAGTGATGGTTGCAAAGACACTGTACCAACCAGTTGCTATTAGTAGACCGATTAGGTCACGCATGAAACTCTGCTTACCTCTTCTCCTGTACCCCTCATAGATGTCATTCCAAGCAGTTGTGAAGAAGTTCTCCACCTGAGTACTTGCTACCATCATAGTTTTGTCCAGTTCATCTGCCTTGATGCGGTGAGGTATCTTCTGGTTGAGCATGTGGACTACTAGGTTGTAAGCAGACCTAGGGTCGTTACCTACAAAACTTTCCAAGTTTTCTTGGGCAAACTCATCTTCCATCTGGATTTGTTTATAATATTCCTTTAGTTGAACATCACGCTTCTCCCAGATTTTCTTCAAGTTTCCAGACTTCACGATGATGTCATTTACAGTCATAGTTTGCATTTAAGGCCTCCAATCGCAATTTTCATCCTGTACCTTCAAAGACTGCTTGGGTGTAGGCATTACTTTACTCTGCCCCAGTCACTTGACCAGCCGTAGGTACCTACTATCCCTCTAGTTGTTGGCATTGAACTCCTACACACTATTGCTAGACATGCACTATCATGGAAGTCGTCGCTGCCAATACTTACTGCTCTATCTCTACCTCTATTATCTACCATCCACCTGATATTCCTGAGCTGGCTGATTAGTCTAATATCGTGAGTAGTTATCTTGCTCATATACCTGCCCAGTTCAGTTATCATAAATGGTTTAGTAGAGGTATTAGTCTGCCAACCAATTAGTTTACCAACTTTACCAGTTATAGGGTCATGTCTGTAATATAGGTTGCCATACTTTGCTACATGACTAGTGAATCCTAACGCATCCTCATTAGCAATCATAGCACCATTGTACCACTTGGCTAACTCTATGCTCTTCTCAGCCATTTCATCCTGAGCATAGAAGCCTGACATAGTAGCACAGTGGATTGCAGATTTGAGTTCGTCAGCTTCAAACAAGAACTTCCATACAGTTGCTACTGACTCACTCTGTTTGCCCTCACCAGGGTCTATGGCTACTAAGTAAGATACACTAGGTTCAGGTGTATACCAGATGTCTGCGAATAGGTTATGGACTGGTGCAGGGTAGCACTTCCTTGCCATGTCAGTTATTAGTTGTGCATCATAGACCATATCTCCAGCAGAGAGGAAACAACTTACATCGTCCTCAGGATACTCTTGCCCAAACAACAGTCTTGACTCTCCACTCCTCTTAATGCTGGACATCTCTGCATGTTTGTACCTTCTCCACCTGATTTTATCATACATCTCATCGTCAGTGAACTCATACTGTTGCCAGACTTTCAACAGATTCTTCTCATCAGTATCATAGTCAGTGATGTTCTCATCTCCAGGTAATATAAATGGACTATCTATGCTGAGTGAGTACTCAGGTTGCATCCACCAAGGGTAGAAGTGAGCAGTATAGACTGACTTGCCCATACTCTTACCTTCCTTTGCGGCCATGTAGAACTCATGAAATTCATTGTCCTCCCCATTGGGCGTACTGCAGATTCTCACCTTAGTGTTGGGTAGGAGTGGAACACGCTGAAGTGCACTGGCAGCAAATTCGGCAGCCTCACCAGGAGGCCAGAAAGCATACTCATCAGCTAGTAGATAGTGGATAGTTTCACCTCGACCATACTCGAAACTTCTGCTAGAAGCAATATAGAAGCTGCTGTAGCCTACTACCTTACTATTCTTTTTGAACTCGAAGACTTTCTCATAAGTGCTCCTGTGAGACATAGGAGGTAGGCCAGGAATAGTTGCATTGAGTGTGTTGTAAAACCCCTGAGCCTTCCTCAGTAGTCGACCTGTAATGAACTCATCATAACTAATAATGATTGCTACTGTACCAGGTATAGTCATGCAATCGAGTAGGGCATCACAGATGAACAGGCTGCTTGCACCTACCTGTGCAGGCTTTACATACACATCTCTACTACTGCTACTACTAACCATATCTCTCTGGATAGGATTGAGTACAAATGGAACTGACTGTCTTTCCTTATTCTCAATCTTGACCAGAGTCTCGATTAGAAGAGTTCTGTCAGACAGCAGTAATTGAATGGCCTCTTGCTGGTTCAAGTGTATCTCCTAATCCTACAGGTTTGTCCTCAGGAAATATGGTTTCGGGTACAAAGTGGATGTAGACAAACTCAGGGAACAACTCCACAATGCTGTTCAGTACATCTAGTCTAAGTGACTCACCACTGTACTGTATGATAACTTCTGGCTGTGCCGCCTCAGGGTGAGTTATCTTACACTTTCTCTTCTGCTTCTTGAAGATGCGCTCGATTACTAACTGCTGAGTGTCTATAGACCAGCCCATAAGTCCTCCTAGACTGCTACTCCATTGAACTTAGATATGGCCGCTACTGCAACTCCATTAACCTTAGCTATTGCTGCTGCTGAGACTCCATTCACTTTGGCGATGTTAGCCCAACCTGCTACTGCAGGTATAATAGGTGTCTTGGCAGGTCGGACAGGTATCCTTGGCGGTTGTCTCCAGATAGGCATCTTATACTCCTAGCAAACTTCCTCAAATACGACTGTGCTAGTCCAGCCTAACAAAGTGGCAGGGTCGGCCAAAAATCTAACCACGAAAGCCATTGCTCCCGCAACAACAGGCCTCTCCTCTGGAGTTGGTATCCAGAGGTACCCGTTCAGAGCGTTGAAGTCGAACTCGTGGAAATCCACATATGTTGGAGTAGCATCTGCCGAGCCAGTAATACCGCACTTGCCAGCAGCTAGTGTACCTCCGACTCCCGCAATAGTAGCAGCTGGTCCTCCAGAGCATAAAGGACTGGGTGTAACTGTGGCTACGGTCAAGTTCCCACCCGTTCTCCACGATAACGCCCCTCTTACCATCGCTGATGTTGCGTTCTCTGATTGAGAAATCTCTACTCTGTATATCTTGATTAGAGAACCAGCAGCATTAGGAGCGGCGACAGGGTAAATACCCTGCAGAACATTGACTGCCGTTATCATTGTTGCGTGTGGCGCTACGATTGAGTACATTTTCCCCATGTTGAACCTCCTTTTAATGCGCTAAAATGTGTGGATAATAAGAACCCTTTGGAACCCTTCCGGGAAGTAGCCTATCATCCCATTCAAGCCCAGTAGGGGCATTTGAAGGACTTGAGAACAAAACAGAGATTGTCGAGCTGAAACCAGCGTGGAGGTAGATTTTGTCCGAGGTAGAATCGCTACTTAATACATTAGCACCGTCCCAGGACACCCCTGAAGGTGTAGTTGACGGGCTTGAGAAGGAGTTAGATATAGTCGAACTGAAACCTGTGTGAAGGTAGATTAGATCCGAGCTAGAATCGCTACTTAATACATTAGTACCGTCCCAAGAGACCCCATAAGGGAAATCTGACGGGCTTGAGAATGAGTTGGAGATTGTCGAACTGAAACCTGTGTGAAGATAGATTATGTCCGATATGATATCGGGACTTAATACATTAGTTCCGTCCCAAGAGACATCACGACAATTGTCTAATGGACTTGAAAAACTATTGGAGATTGTCGAGCTGAAACCAGCGTGGAGGTAGATTTTGTCCGAGGTACCATCGGAACTTAATACATTAGTACCGTCCCAAGAGACCCCATAAGGTGCAGTTGACGGACTTGAGAAGGAGTTAGATATAGTTGAACTGAAACCTGTGTGAAGGTAGATTAGGTCCGAGGCAGAATCGCTACTTAATACATTAGCCATAGTTCACCATCAGGTCGTTGACTTCCTTAATGTCCAGACTCTTGAAATGCTTGCACAACAGACCATAGTGGGTATAGAGTTTATAACCCAACTTCTGAGCCTGCTGTGAGAAGTAAAAGTCCTCGCTCAAGATTACCGTTCCATTGGCGTGGTAAGTGAACGCAAACGGCCTATCCATCTTCTCGTAGACCTCTCGTTTAACTAAGAACATCCCGCCTGTGATGACATCGGTTTCCTCAATCCCTTTGCCGAGATAAGGTCTGTATTCTCCGTTCTCTGCGTAGCGATGAGCTACAGGCATGGGGAAGCCTTGCCCCTTATCGTCTCTCTGCCACGCAAAGCACAACGGAGAGATAATGTCTTTGTCCGCCTTTAGCAGTTCTCTCAAGGTGTTCGGAGGCGGCACTATGTCATTGTCTATAAACAGCAAATAATCGTAATAAT